ACTCCCAACCCACGCATGACCATGGGTTCAGTCATCTTTTGAACCTCTTTAATCCCGTCCATCACGGCCTTAGAATAGGTAGAATGGGTAGCATTCATCCTACTTTGGGCCTGCTGACATCCACCCAAAACTGTTTCAAAGCCCACAGTATCAACATCATTACGTTGAGCCACAGGCTGAACTTTTTCTCCTGTGTATTCAATGTGTTGAATAACTTCTACTAAAAAGGATCCTAAAGAAGCTGTAGGTTGTTGAACAATAATGAGTCCGATGGGGGCACCTACTGAAATCGCAGAACCAGAAGGTGTGAAGGTATAAGAATTATTGAATGAAGCACTCCCTGAATAAGGATTAAACAAATTGTAATTTGAAGCGACTTGTGATTGATACACACACTCATTTTCATCTACAGGAAAAGCTGAACATTCAATAGGTTCCCTCGTTATAGCTGTTGTCCTCGCCAAAGGTAAAGCAGTAAATTGAGCTGCTGTAGAAACCGATCCACCACTATAGCGCAAAACATTGTTATGAGTTGGACTAATGTACGTGGTGTAAGTGCCACTCTCGCTCATTAAAGAACCAACGTAAGTGACACGAACACCCATGGATATGACTCTTGCCTCTAAAGTATACCCATCAGTAGCATTACCATTCTGAACCTCGTTATTGTTGTAAGGTAAAGAAAAATAACGCGGAGAAATGCCAGTGATGGGGGTATCATTAGCTGATAGGACAATCAAATCAGAAGTTTGAGTGTAAGTTGCCAGAGTGCTCCATCCATAAGGAGCATCTAAGGTAGTGGAAGGGGAAAAGGCAAAGAAACCTAAACCTCCAGTACCAGTGAACAAATTAAACTTCGATACTACAGAAATTTTTTGTGAGGGAGGTGAAGGGTGACGGGGGATGCAGGCTCCTACAGCACCAGGGGAAAAAGGTGCAGCACAAGCTATAGCAAATTTTTGAGCACAAGCAGAAAGCCGGATCCCAGAATAATGGTTCTTGGGCGCAGAAGATTTACTCTTTCTCTTAGCTTTCTTAGCCTTTGGCTTGGTTTTCTTGCCTTTCTTTCCGCCGATCAAAAGACATAAGACACTAAAGCTAGCAAAATCGTCTGCCATAGTCACAGTGTGACCTTCGACAGGAACAACCTTCCCACTAACTAAAACCCGAAAACCGTGAACCGAAGTCAACTTTGAATGTAAAGGAACAACAAGTTGGCGTGACCTCCCCCAGTATGATAACTGTAAGGAAACCACTGGTTTCGGTCTGGCTATCAGGTATTTAACAACATCGAAATCTAAAATTCCTCTGTCAATACTTGATTGATTGTACGATGGTACAAAGCCTTTAATTAGCTTAGCTTCCTTATAGGCACTGACAATGCCACGTTTAAAGAAACCTGGGATTTCTATTCCAAGCTTGAACTTATCTCCCTCTATAAAATATTCTATCAACTGTTTAAAATAAGGACTGTGATTACAGTTTTCAAGAATCATTATCCACCTTAGTATTTCCATACTTTCATTCCATTTTCTTGGATCGTGGAACCTCTCCGGGTTCATCGCAGTATTTAACGCTAATATACTGGGATAGCTACCTGCCACGATATTTGAATTCTCGATCATAATGTTTTTATCGAAGAATCTTTGCAGGTACGTACACGTTTCGCTGTCTACACGCTGTTTCTTGTCGCTCGCTTCTAAGCCACAATCTTGAGCAGCATCAACGATATATTCAGATACATTATTAACTTTCTGATTCAAACTAAATGCGCCATCATCGCCTAGTCCTTGATCGCCCGCAAGAGGAATGCCTAATCTCTCTTCAATCAAAAATCTGACTCCTTGTGAAAATACAGATTCTGTGAAATTAGTCCATCCTGAACCACTGGCCAGTCCGTGAGTGCCAGATACCTTTTTATCTATACCAATTAAAACTTCAATGTTACATGCATACATAAGCGATTCTCGTAGAAGTGGACGGTATGAATCCTGGAACACGGGTGAGATAACGTCATAGACGAGATTCATGAAAGCCTCACCACAATAAGTGTCCATTTTAGTATAATCCATCGAGACAATCGTTTGAGTCTGGAAAAAGCCTTGTTTGTCCATAGCTATTTCTACCTTATCAAATCCTTCCCAAGCACTAAAACTTAAGACATTTCTGGAACGTATAATATCCATCAGTGGTAACAAGAATGACTTTTCAACTAAGTTCACCGCAAAAGGAAACATATAAATGAATCTCCACTTACCTCTTTGCGATCTACTTCCCAGTATAGCCGGTAATGTTTTCCAAGATCCGGACTTAGCGAGTGCAACTGCATTTCTCTGAATGAAAGGCTCGCTGCGTTTGCCGTAAAGAGGAAGCCCTGAATTGGTGTTTAACTTCTCCTCATCTACGTCACGTTTAACTACGCTCTCGTATGCTTGTGGGCGTTTATTTTTCTCGCTTCCAAACAAGAAATTACGTAATTTATTCACGATTCTGGCATATTCTTCACTAGTCAAATTGAGGTTCCGAGGATTCTTGTAGTAATTCTCAAGTTCTTCCATCCTCTCAGAAAGGGGGGGATAACCTCCTTGGGGACCTGTTTTCTCAAGTCTCGTAATATCGTAATCTACTAATCTTTTAAATTTCGGGTCCTGACGGTTAAGTATAGATATCCAATTGCCGAACACTTCTTCTTGAGG